AACACGCGGTCGGACTGCCTGCCGAAGTGCAGACGCTGATGACCTACAACGCAGGGTCAGACGTAGAACTGTTTGCCATCAGCGACGGCAAGATTTTTGACGTTACCTCGGCGGGTACGGCAGGGTCGGCGCTGGTCGCCAGCCTTTCCAACTCGCAATGGGAGTACACCAACGTTACCACGGGCGGCGGGCAATACCTGTACCTTGCCAATGGTGTGGACAAGCCCCGGTTGTTCAACGGGACAACATGGACGCCCATTGACGGTGCGTCTACGCCAGCGATCACGGGCGTCACGACGACTAACCTAATCCAGCCGACCTTGTTCAAGAACCGAATGTGGTTTATTGAAAAGGACACCTTAAAAGCATGGTATTTGCCGGTAGCATCGGTTGGCGGTGCGGCAAACGTGCTAGACCTGTCAAGCGTTATGCACTTGGGCGGCAAGTTGCAGGCAATGGCGACTTGGACGATTGACGCGGGCTACGGCGTTGACGACAACCTTGTGTTTATTTCCGACCAAGGCGAGGTGGCCGTATATCGCGGCACCGACCCCACAAGCGCCTCCACATGGTCGCTGATCGGCGTCTGGATCATTGGCGCGCCTATTTCCCGCCGTTGCATGGCGAAGTACGGCGGTGACCTGCTGATTTTGACGCTGGACGGGTTGATACCGTTCGCCTCGGCGCTGCAATCGTCGCGGCTTGACCCTAACATTGCCTTATCGGACAAGATACAGGGCGCATTTGCGGCTGCCGCACGTACGTACAAGGACACGTTTGGCTGGGGGTTGCTCTACAACCCGCTTAACAACGCCCTAATTGTCAATGTGCCTGTATCAACCGGGCAACAGCAGTTTGTGATGAACAACATCACGAAGGCGTGGTGCAACTTTACGGGTTGGAACGCGGCGTGCTGGGCGCTTGTGGAAAACGAGCCGTACTTTGGCGGCAATACCTACGTCGCAAAGGCATGGACGACAGGCGATGGCGGGTATGCCGACGATGGCGAACCCGTCCGCACCAAGGCGCTGCAAGCGTTTAACTACTTTGAGACACGCGGCGTTATTAAATACTTCACCCGCGCACGCCCAAGCATCTTCAGCAACGGCCAGCCTAGCGTGGTTATCGGTATCAACACCGATTTCCAGACGGCAGACCAGACCGGCGCGGTGTCATTCTCGCCCACGGTGGCGGGTCTATGGGGCGTCGGGTTGTGGGACGTCGCGCTATGGGGTAGCGATGTGGTCATCACCAATAACCAGTCGGGCGTCACCGGCATTGGCTATTGCGGGGCCATATCGTTCAACAGCAGCAGCGAAAACTTGCAGATTCAATGGGCATCAACTGACGTTGTGTATCAAATCGGATGGGCTGGAATATAGTCAGCGGCCCCCACGTGGGCCATTGGGTCATGTCTCGCACCGACGGGGCGTACAACGCTGACCGTTCAGCCGCCATTGGGCTGGAGCGGGACGGCGAACTGGTCGCCGGTACGGTGTACGAGATGTGGAACGGCAAGTCAGTCGTGTGCCATATCACGTGGGATCAGATCACCCCGGCCTACTTGGCAGCGGTGTACGACTATCCCTATAACGTCGCAAATGTTGATAAGATCATAGGGCCAATCAGCAGCAACCATACCCGGGCGCTCAAATTGGTCACGAAAATGGGGTTTTCAGAGGAAGCGCGGATTAAGAACGCGGCTCCCGATGGAGACATTGTTTTTATGACGCAGACACCAGAACGGTGTCGTTATTTGGAGCCTCGGTATGGGCAAAAGATCACCGGCACCGCCGCCAACACCTGACTACGCCGCGATTGCGCGGCAACAAGGTCAGGAGAACATCGAAGCCGCTAAACAGTCGGCTTATATGTCTAACCCGAACGTCTACACGCCGACAGCGCAGCAGACGGTTACGTGGCAAAAGACTCCGCAATTTAACCAGTCGGAATACGACAAGGCGATGGCCGAATTTCAGGCCAAATCTGCGGCTGGCGTAGAAAACGTTGCCGAACCGACTAAGGATCAATATACGTCGTTTGTTGAGCAGCCGACCGTCCGCCAAGAGTTAGTCGGCCCGGCCAAGGACATTTTTGCCACGCAGCAGCAAGCCGAACAGGCGATGGGCCTCTTGGGGCTGCGCGAAATTGGCGACCTTAACAATTTTCTTGCCCAAGACTTCCAAGCCCAACTGCCACAAATCCAGACGGCATTGGCAAACTACGGCCAAGTTGCCCAAACCCCCGATTTGTCAAGGTTTGGTCAAGCAGGTGGCGTTGCAACAGGGACGGGCGGAGCGGTCGCGGGTGCGCCCACGCCGACAGCCTTGCAAACCGGCTTTACCGCCGACCAGATGCCCGGTGCGTTTACCTCAACAGGGCAGGCAGGGTCGAACGTCAACGCTTTGACGCTGCCAAACGCTGACCTATACCAAGGGCAGGCATATTCCAATATCGGCCCCACGGGCGCTGTAAGCGGCGCACCGAACCTTGCTGGCATGGGTCAGGCAGGTACGGGTGGCGTGCAGGCTGGGGCGGGAGTCCCCGGACAGGTCAACTTTGCCGCGTATGGTCAGGCGGGTGCAAACGTCACCCCGACAAACGTGGCTTACGGCCCGCAGGCGGGTCAGTACGGCATGGCGCAGGGCGGCCCCGGCGCGTACAACCTCGGCCAATTGAATCTTGCGGGTGTTGGCGGCGTGCAAGGCGCTCCCACGGGCGGGCAGTTTGGCACCGCAACGGGTGGCCCGGGTGGTGTGCAGTTTGGCGGCCTTGACCTGTCTGGACTTGGTGCAGCGCAGGGTGGCCCGAGCGCAGGTCTGTATGGCCTTGCAGGTGCTGGCCCCGGTGGGCTGAACCTCGGCGGGTTTGACGCCAGCCGCGTCGGCGGGTTGGCAAACGCCCCCTCTGGCGATCAGTTTGGTCGCGCCATCGGTGGCCCTGCCGCGCCGTCGCTTGACGCAAACCTTAACCTGTCGGGTGTGGGCGATGTGTCGCGCAACGTGCAGGAAGGCCGGTTTGGGTACGCACGCGGCGACTTGGCAACCCCTGAACTTCAGCGCCAGTTAAGCACGACAGGCTTGGCTGTTATGCCGGTTAACGCTGGCATGAACGCCCAAAGCGCCATCATGTCGCGCCTTGAGCCGCAGTTGCAGCGCGAACGGGCGCAATTAGAACAGCGCCTTGTCAACCAAGGCTTGCGACCGGGCGGCGAGGCGTACAACGCTGAGATGGAACTGCAAGCGCAGCGTGAAAACGACTTGCGTACCCAAGCCGCGCTGCAGGGCATTTCGCTCGACGCTTCTATGCGTCAACAAGGACTGGCCGAGCAACAAACGCTGGCCGACTTTGCCAACCAAGCCGCTCAACAACAGTTTGGTTTGGGCGCACAGGGTCTTGGCCTTTACAACGAAGCATTGGCGCAGAACTTCCAGCAATCGCTGGCCGCGCAATCAGCCGCCAACATGGCGCAGCAACAAGCGTTTCAGCAGCGTCTGCAAGCCGGTCAGTTTGGACAAGAAGCGCAGATGGCGTCTTTTGGCATGGGTCAGCAGGCCCAGCAAGCGATCAACGAGGCGCAAGGTCAAAACTTCCAACAGGCTCTTGCCGCACAGCAGGCGCAAAATGCAGCACAACAGCAAGGCTTTGCACAACAGTTGGCAGGCCAAGAATTTGGGCAACAAGCCGCTTTGGCTGGATTTGGCACACAGCAGCAAGCGCAGCAAATGGCTAATCAGGCTGCCGCCCAAAATTTCCAACAAGCGTTAGCCGCCGCACAGCAAGGCAACCAAGCCCAGCAGCAGAACTTCTTGCAGCGCGTAGCCGCAGGCGAGTTTGGCCGCGAGGCACAACTGGCGACGTTCCAGACGGGTCAGCAAGCCGCACAAGCGCAGAATCAAGCCATTGGACAGAACTTCCAGCAAGCCCTTGCTGCCCAGCAGGCTGCAAACGCCGCACAGGCGCAGCAATACGGTCAGGCGGTTGGTGCTGGGGAATTCAACCGCGATGCGTTGCTGGCCCAATTTGGTATGGGTCAACAGGCAGCGCAGGCGTCAAACCAAGCCGTCGCGCAGAACTTTGCCCAAGCCCAAGCCGCTGCACAGATGCAGAACCAAGCGGGCGCACAGCAGTTTGGTCAGCAGTTGTCGGCGCAAGAACTAGCGAACCAAGCGGTTGCACAGAACCAATCCGCCGCTGCCCAGCAGGCGCAGGTCAACGCAGCATTGCAGGGTCAGACCTTTGGTCAGCAGACCCAATCCGCGCAGTTGGCAAATCAGGCATTGGCGCAAAACCAGCAGACGGCGTTACAACAGCAGCAGGCCGCAAACCAAGCCCAACAGCAACAGTTTGCCCAGCAAATCGGACAAGCCGAGTTTGCCAATCAGGCGCTCGCGCAGAATCAGCAGGCCGCTTTGCAGCGTTACCAAGCCATGTTGTCGGGCCAAGGCCAGCAGTTTGGTCAACAGGTCACGGCGCAAGAGTTGCAGAACCGCGCCCTTGCACAGAACCAACAACAGGCACTGGCGGCGTATCAGGCCAACCTTGCCCGTCAAGCGCAGGGCTTCCAGCAGGCTGGGGCGCAAGCAGAATTTGGCAACCAAGCGCAGTTGCAGCAATACCAGCAAGCATTGGCCGCGCAAGCCTTTGCAAACCAAGCGCAGCAACAGCGGTTTGGTCAGGCTATGGACATCCAAGGGCTGTACAACGCATCAATTTTGCAAAACCAACAAGCCGCGTTGCAGCAACAAGCCGCGCAGAACGCCGCACAGCAGCAGATGTACAACCAAGCCGCTGGCGCGGGTACGTTTGCAAACCAAGCCGTACAGCAAGCGTTGCAGCAGCAACTTGCGCTACGAAATCAGCCGCTCAACGAGATTTCAGCGTTGTTGTCGGGATCGCAAGTGCAAATGCCGCAGTTCCAAGGCTACAGCGGCGTATCGGTCGCCCCGACGCCGTACCTGCAAGCCATGCAAGCACAAGATGCTTCCGCAATGCAGCGTTACGGCATCCAAGCCAACCAAGCCGCCAGCAATATGTCCGGTTTGTATGGATTGGCAGGCGCATTTGCTGGCGCACCTAGCGGTGGATTTTTAAGCGGATTGTTTGGGAGATAATAACCATGAACGGACGACGCCCAATGAGTATGCCGATGCAGCCTGATCGTCGCCCACAAGAGTTGGCGCGTATGTTGGCAATGCAGGAGCGCAACAGCAGCCTTGACAGCCCTGTGCCGCAACAGCCAATGCGCCCGTCGCTGGCATACGCTGGCGCAACGCCCAACAGCGCACCCGGTGTCGCCCCGCAAAGCATGAACTTTAACGGCCCGGCTGGCCCGCAGCAGTACCGTGGCCCAATCAGCAACCCCGCAATGAGCGCAGCC